ACTAAAAGGCTCAAGTGGCGCTGTCGGTCGCTGGAATGCAGCATTTGGAGCAGAAGCATTGAGCAGTAACACCAGTGGCGCTTACAATGCTGCATTTGGTGCCATGTCTTTAACCTCAAATACCACAGGTACACAAAACGTTGCAGTTGGAGGTAGTGTTCCCGGTATTTCAAGTGGGACATTAGAGTTAAATACAACTGGTAGTTATAATGTGGCTTTAGGCTCTGGCGCTTTGCGTTCAAACACCACCGCCTCTAATATTGTAGCCGTAGGTTATCAAGCCTTGTATAGCAGTACTGTAGCGCCAACTCTAGTTGCAGTAGGTTCGCAAGCGGCATATTCATATACTGGCGGTGGCTCTAATCAAGGTCAGGTATATATTGGCGCAAGCGCAGGATACTTTAATACAGCAGGAATTGATAATACTTATGTAGGTGGTTATGCAGGATATAGAGCAACAGGTTCTTACAATACTGCATTAGGTTCAGGTGCATTAAGCGTAGCAAATGGCGGTGCTTCTGGCTCAAACAACACAGCAGTTGGTTATCAAGCACTGTACGCAAACACAGCCGGAAATTCTACAGCCGTAGGTTATCAAGCACTAAGAGCAAACACTACTGGAGGTTCAGATGCGTTTGGTTTTCAAGCACTTACTGCAAATACAACTGGTGTATCTAATAACGCTTTTGGTTTTTATTCTTTATTAAGCAACACTACAGGTTCGTACAATACGGCTTTTGGTCAGCAATCGCTTATCAATAACAACACCGCCTCTAGTAGCACCGCAGTAGGTTATCAGGCTGGCTATAGCCTTGATGGTGCTGGAAATAACCTTTTTGGTTATCAATCTGGTTATGCTATTACAAGCGGTTCTAATAATTCGTGTTTTGGTACTAGTTCTGGATATGGTTCTCCAGTAGGGGGTTCAAATTTAACAACTGGCAACTCCAATGTTTATGTTGGCTCATATGCTTATCCGTCAGGCGCAAGCCCAACAAATGAAATCGTTATTGGGTATAACTCCGCTGGTAAAGGTACTACCACAGGATTTATTAATCCCGGTGCTGGTGGCGTATATCAAGGTAACAATTCTTTATCGTGGTCTATTACTTCTGACGCAAGACTTAAAAAGAACATTGTAGACAACAACACAGGTCTAGATAAGATTACACAAATTCAAGTGCGTAACTTTGAATACCGTTTACCTGAAGAAGTTACCGACTTACCGCAAAGTCAAGCAATTAAAAAAGAAGGCGTTCAACTTGGTGTTATTGCCCAAGAACTTCAACAGATATTGCCTGAGTGTATTAAGACTGAAAGCACCGGTGTTATGTCTGTAGACTCGGACAACCTAACTTGGTACATGATAAACGCAATAAAGCAGTTAAAAGCAGAATTTGACGCATACAAAGCAACCCATCCTTAAGGAGAATTAAAATGGCAACAGTCTTTACAACACGCATTACAGCAATGTACACAGTACAACAACCTGACCCAAACTATGTGATTAATGCACTATGGGAAGTAACAGGAGTAGACGGCACTTATACTGCCTCTATCCAAGGAAACACACAGTTTGACTCTACAGACCAGACTACATTTGTGCCTTACGCAAACTTAACAGAGGCGTTAGTTATTAGTTGGATTCCTAAGAACCAAATAGACAGCGCACAGGCTTGTGTACAAGGGCAGATTGATAGCCTAATTACACCACCTGTTAGCCCACAAAACACAGCATTGCCTTGGGCAACCGTATAAATTTTTAAACCGTAGTACAACTAGGAGAATAGAATGGGCGAGAAAAAAACAACCCCAGTAACTATTGATGATGTAGATTACACCCTTGAAGACTTAACCGAGGAACAGCAAAAATTGTTTCAACATTGCATAGACCTTGACCGTAAAATTGCTTCAGCTCAGTTTAACCTTGACCAGTTAAGCGTGGGTAAGAACGCCTTTTTTACCATGTTAAAACAGTCTTTAGAGGTAATCCCTGAAGTAACAAACTAATATGTTTGGATTCACCTCTTTTGCTCAGGCACCATTTGCTGCATTAGGGGTGGGTTATGACCTAGCGTTATCCGAAAATGTAACAGTAGACAATGCGCAAACAATCACTGCGCAGTTCTTAGCCAGCTTTACCGACAACATAACCTCAGACAATACCCAGTCTATTCTGGCGCAGTTTGCTGCTTCTCAAACAGAAAACGTAAATATAGCAGACGTTGTTGTTGGTGGTATTTCATTCTTAACAAGCATTACAGAGCCGACTACCATAGACAATGCACAGTCTATCTTGGCGCAGTTTAATGTAAGTAGGGCTGAAAATTCCGTACTTGATACCGTACAGACAATAATTTCTCAGTTTGTAACAAGCATTACCGAAAACTCAACCCTTGCGGATACTCCGTCAATTACCGCTCAATACTTAGCCAGTATTGTAGAAAACAGCACTTTAGCTGACGCACCTACTATCTTAGCCCAGTTTGCCGCAAGCGTATCCGAGAGTACTACCTTAGATAATGCTCAGTCTATTCTTGCTCAGTTTAATGCGGTTGTAACCGAGAACACTACAGCCGCTGATGTTATTCAGATTATTGCAATATATGCGCTTGCTATTACTGAGAACGTAACTTCCGCAGAAACAGAGTCAATTCTTGCGCAATTTCAGAACTCTATTACCGAGGCGGTCACTTTAGCCGACTCAAGCACCCAGCAGTCTAATTTCTTACAAACTATTACCGAAGCCATATCACTTTTAGATTCCCAATTTCCTCGTGGTTGGTATACAATTAATGATAATCAAGATGCTAACTGGGGTTATAAACAACAGACGTTTACTGACATAGCTAATTTTGGGGGAACTCCGTTTGCTTCATTATCATTTGCTGGATACGCAGTTGTTTCAGGTAATGTACCAGACCCAATTATTCCTGACACAAACGCTAACTGGGTACAGATTAATAACAGCCAAACGCAAGGCTGGGTAGAAATAAACAATAGTCAATAAGGATAAATTATGGCAAGTACCTATTCAACCTCATTAAAATTAACCCTCATAGGAGATGGCGACCAGACAGGTACTTGGGGTCAAACCACCAATGCAAACTTTGGCACTCTCCTTGAACAGGCTATTGTTGGACAAACTACCATCACAATGGCTAATGCCGACTATACCCTAACAAACTTAAACGGTGCTTTAGATGAAGCAAGAAGTGCGGTAATTATAGTTACAGGTACTCAAAATGCTACATATAGTGTAATAGTGCCAGCTGTTCCAAAACTTTACATGGTTACTAACAGCTTAACTTCCCCGCAAGTTGCATATATAAAAATGTCAGGCGGTACTACAACTCAAGTCCCTAACGGACAGACTATGTATTTGTACTGTACTGGAATAGTAGGGGCATCATGGGGTGTTTTAAATTATGTGCAGAATGCTCAGAATCTTGTTACTGGTGGAACTATCACTACAGGCGCTATTAACTGTACTTCACTTACAAGCACAGGCGCAATAGCTGGTAGTACAACAATAACAGCTGGTACTCAATTTTCAGGTCCGGGTACAGGCATTACTGGTTCAGCCGCTGGGTTAAGTGTTGGTGGTACTTCGCTAAATGTGACTGGTATAGTTGCTGTTGTTAATGGTGGTTCAGGCGTTACTACATCTACAGGAACAGGAAATAACGTATTAAGTACATCCCCTACTTTAGTAACCCCTCTTCTTGGAACACCCCAATCTGGAAACTTGGCTAACTGTACTGGATATCCGTCTGGCTCAATATCAGGTAATATTAATTTAGCGACTCAAGTTACAGGCACTTTAGCAGTAACCAACGGTGGTACAGGCGTAACTACATCCACAGGTTCTGGAAATAATGTTCTTAGTAATGCACCCGCTTTAGTTACACCTCTTCTTGGAACGCCTACTTCTGGAGTTTTAACTAACTGTACGGGTTTGCCCTTAACTACTGGAGTTATTGGAACTTTGGCTGTAACAAATGGTGGTACAGGTGTGGTTACTTCTACCGGTTCGGGGAGTGTAGTTTTAAGCACTTCACCTACTCTAGTAACTCCACTTTTAGGAACTCCAACTTCCGGCAACTTAGCTAACTGTACGTTCCCAACATTAAATCAAAATACAACAGGCAATGCTGCAACAGCAACACTAGCTACAAACGCTACAAATGCCACAACAGCCGCAACAGTCTCAACCACAGTAGCAAGCGCTGCGGTAGGTACAACTCAATCTCCCGGAGATAATTCAACAAAAATTGCAACAACAGCTTATGTAGCTACGGCTGTAACTAATGCTACAGGTTCGTTAGGGACTATGTCTACCCAAAATGCTAATAATGTAGCTATTACTGGTGGAACTATAAATGGCGTAAGTGGGACAAATGCAAGCTTAACTGTAGGCAACGCTACAAACGCTACAAACGCTACAAATGCCACAAACGCAACTAATGCAACAAACGCAACTAATGCAACAAACGCAACAACCGCTGCAACAGTCTCAACTACAGTAGCCTCTGGCGCAGTAGGAACAACTCAAGCTTATGGAACAATTAATACAACCATAGCAACTACAGCATTTGTACAAGCAGCTTTATCATTTGTATATCCTGTTGGGTGTATTTACACTACCACAGTTGATACCAATCCGGGAAGTGTGTTTGGGTTTGGTACATGGATAACGTATGCTGCTGGTAGAGTATTAGTCGGTGCCGGTGGTATATTTAGTGGTACAGGCGGTTCTGCTGACGCAACTTTAGTAAGCCATAGCCACGGTGGGTTAACAGGCACACAAAGCCAAGACCATACACATAATTTTAGTGGCAATACAGATGTAGAAAATCAAGGTCACATTCACCAAAATGCTACAACAGGTGGAAGTGGGGTAGTTGGTCCATATGGAGGTCCAGCCCCAGATTTAGAAGAAGGCGCAGGTCAACCAAACGTCTCTTATGGGGATATGGGCACTCCAAATGTAACACATATTCATGCTTTTTCTGGAACTACAAGCGGCACAAGTGCAAACCATCAACACGGAATAACGGCAGAGGGCGGAAGCGCAACAAACGCAAACATGCAACCATATCAAGTAGTTTATATGTGGAAAAGGACTGCATAAATGGATTTACTAGACACCATATCAAAAATGTCTAGCCTGTTAATAGCGTTTGTTACGCTGGTTATTGTATTGGCAAAGATGCACAATCAGATTGCTGTCCTTGAAGAAAAAGTAAAAGCTTTATTTGACTTGGTAAATAAAAAATGAATATACAAGACGTTCTAAAAGCGGTACTGCCAATTGTTGTAGCGTGTCTTGCGTGGCTTCTTGGACAAGTGTCGGACTTCTCTACACGGCTAACTAAGATTGAAGGGCAGATGCCAGCGCTAATTACTAAAGAAAATGTGCCAACTGACTCACCTTTGTCTGCCGAGGCAAGGCATAGACTTAAAGAAGAAGTTTATAAAGACATCCATCAACTGCAAGTCAAGGTGCAATTACTTGAAGAACGAGAAAAGAGGAAATAATGTTAGGACTTGATGCAATACTAAACATCGGTGGTAAGTTAATTGATAAACTAATCCCTGACCCAGAGGCTAAGGCTAAGGCACAGTTGGAGTTAGCAACCCTAGCCCAAAATGGCGAGTTGGCTCAATTACAAGCAGATGTAAGCGAGCAACAAGAACTGACCAAACGCTTACAAGCTGACATGATGTCGGACTCTTGGCTATCTAAAAATATTCGTCCAATGACGCTTGTATTTATCTTAATGACCTATACCACCTTTGCTATGATGAGCGCATGGGATGTTGAGGTAAATAACAACTATGTAGAGTTGCTTGGGCAGTGGGGTATGTTAATTATGAGTTTTTACTTTGGCGGCAGGACACTTGAAAAAATCATGGATATGAAGGGTAAAAAATGATTTCAAACTGGGATAAGTCGTTTAATATGGTCATAGCCCATGAGGGCGGTTTTACTAATGATGAGCGTGACCCCGGCAATAAGTTACCAGACGGGCGCAAAGGTTCTACAATGTGGGGCTGTACTCAAGCCAACTGGGAGAAGTACATAGGACATGAAGTAACTCAAGACGATATGAAGGCGCTAAAGAAAGAAGATGTTAAACCGTTATATAAAAGAGATTATTGGGATGCAGTTAGGGGTGATGATTTACCTGCTGGGGTGGACTACGCTGTTTTCGACTTTGCTATTAATGCTGGACCAGCCGCTGCTCGTAAGATGATACAAAAAGCGCTAGGTGTAACTGCTGATGGCTCAATTGGTCCGGCAACATTAAAAGCAATCCAAGACGCTGAAGGTAAAGACCTGCTTGAAAAGTTTAGCCACAGTAAAGAAGCGTTTTATAAATCACTACCAACCTTCCCAACCTATGGCAAAGGCTGGCTCAAGCGGGTAGCCGATGTACAAACATCTGCCTCGACTATGATAGGTTGATATGCCATTACAGAAACTACAGTTTAAACCCGGAATTAATCGAGAGGGTACTAACTACTCTAACGAGGGTGGCTGGTATGACTGCGATAAAGTGCGCTTTCGTTCTGGTAATCCTGAAAAAATAGGTGGCTGGGCACAACAATCGCCTAACCAATATATAGGTGTAGCTCGTGCTTTGTGGGGATGGGTTGACCTGTCAGGTAATAACTTCTTAGGCATTGGCACTAACCTTAAATATTATATTGAAAAGGGCGCTGATTACTACGATGTAACGCCCATCATTACAACAAGCACTTTAGTTAATAAATGTTCCACTGCTTTCTCTACGCTTAATGGTGGTATTACAGCAACTGCTACAACTTTAACTCTTACTTCTGCGGCAAGTTTTCCGTTAACAGGTGGCATTATACGGATTGACTCTGAAGATATTTCTTACACAAGCAAAGCTTCTAATACCTTAACTGGATTAATTCGTGGTTTAAACAGCACAACTGCTGCCGTTCATAACACAGCTGCTAACGTAGGTGGGTATACCGTAACCATAACGGATGTAAGTTATAACCCGTTTGCTGGAGATTATTTAACTATTACAGGTGGAACACCTTTTGGTGGTATTACGTTATCAGGTGAGTATGTAGTTACTGAAGTTCCGTCTGCCTCTACTTATACAATCACTGCGGCTACCTTTGCTACTTCTTTAGTAAGTGCTACTGGCGGTACTATTGTTGTTGCTTATCAAATTCCTGTAGGTACAAACGTAGCTGTGTTTGGTACAGGTTGGGGTACAGGTCCTTGGAGTCGAGGCGCATGGGGCTCTGGGTATACATCAATACTACGCACTCAATTACGTCTTTGGTCTAACGATAACTACGGACAAAACTTATTTATTGCTCCCCGTGCTGGCGCTGTTTATTATTGGCTTGCTTCCAGTGGGGTAGCTACACGGGCACAACCTTTAGATACTCTTGCTACTGCGGCTGGAAAAGATGGCGCTTATGTTCCTAACAATGTTTTACAGGTTATAACTGCGCCTATTCAACAGTTTGTTATTTGCATGGGGTCAAACCCCTATATTTCTGGAAGTCCTAATTCAACATTTAATCCGTTACTTGTACGCTGGTCTGACCAAGCCGATGAATATGAGTGGGTACCATCTGTAACTAATCAGTCAGGTGAGTTTGCGTTATCTAATGGCTCAGAGATTATTGGCGCTAGAACAACCCGTCAAGAAATTCTTATTTGGACAGATACCGCATTATATTCCATGCAATATCTAGGCGCACCATATGTTTGGGGATTCCAAATTTTAATGGACAACTTGTCTATTATGTCTCCTAACGCCATGATTACAGTTAATAACGTAACCTACTGGATGGGGCGTGATAAGTTTTACATGTATTCTGGTCGGGTAGAAACATTGCCTTGTACTATTCGACAGTACATTTTTCAAGATATTAACTTAGACCAAAACTATCAGATATTTGCTGGTTCTAACGAGGGCTATAATGAGGTTTGGTGGTTCTATGTAAGTAACGATACTGCGGGAAACACAATTATAGATAAGTATGTCATTTTTAATTACTTAGACCAAGTTTGGTACTATGGCTCTATGGGTAGAACTGCTTGGTTAGATTCTAGTTTACAGCCTTATCCTTTAGCAGCTGACTATAACAGTAGACTTCTTTACCATGAAAATGGCGTAAATGACAACTCAACAACTGCAACTTTACCAATAGATGCCTATGTACAATCTTCTGACTTTGATATTGGAGATGGTCACAACTTTGGTTTTGTATGGCGGATTTTGCCTGACGTTAATTTTAATGGTTCTAATGCTAACGCTCCGTCTGTAACAATGACTGTATTACCTCGCCAAAACTCTGGTACGGCTTATGGTCAAGCTGATAATCCTGTAGTACAAAGTTCTAATGTCTACAGTAACACGCAAAACTTCTATAATGTTCAAGAGTTTACAGGACAGGTTTACACAAGGATTCGTGGTAGACAGATGGCGTTTAGAATTGAATCAAACACCGTTGGAGTAGCTTGGCAACTAGGCGCACCTCGTATTGATATTAGACCTGACGGCAGAAGGTAATGGTTACTCCTAATAAAACCATACGTCCGCTTCCTCCTAAAGCACCAAACCTGCCTATTGGTCCGGTCAATTACGCTCAAGACTATATCAATCAGTTATTGAATGTACTACGACTTTACTTTACTCAGGTAGATAACTTCTCTTTATCTACGGCTACGCCTAATTCTGGAACAACAGCAGGTAGACCGACTGAGTATCTTTCTGTAGGACAGTTTTACTATGACACAACGCTTGTAAAACCAATTTATTGGAACGGAACCGTATGGAAAGATTCTGCTGGAACAACGGTTTAATATGATAAAATCAACATAATTATGTATAGGGACAGTATATGGCTGGAATTCTAGGAGGTAATGACGAGCTTTTAGGGAAGAGCCTAGATATTGCACATATTGTTGCAAGGGGCGGTGAAGTTCCTCCTATGAGTACGGGCATTGCTGGGGCTAGGGGAACTCCAGAAAATAAAATAACTCCTGAAGCTCGTATATTAATGCACGATTTTCAATTAAGAGGTATGCCAATTAAAGACGGCATGGCTGGAGTAGCCCAAGAATTAAAGCAGGGATTAAGAATGTATTGCCAATCTAAAACTATTCTTGCTATTAAAAAGCTTAGTCCCACAATAGCGCAAGTACATTTTTTTACTTTAGATGATGAAGCTACATTTAAACATTTAGTTAAGTTTTGGATAGATAAATTAAAACAGGCTGGCGGTAAAGTAATTTATGATAGCGTAGCAGACCCCCATATAATTAAAGCCCTTCAAGAAGCTGGAGTGCGCCTACAACAACCCGATAACCCTAAATATAAACTAATGGGTTATCTATGAACCAATCAATACAACAAACTACGACTCAAAAAGTAGAAGCTTTAATGGGTAAGTTTAGGGCGGCTCCACAGGTTAAGTGTAAAGAAAATCATTACTTTGGACCAAGTTTATATATTAAAGAAGTAATAATGCCTGCTGGGGCAATTATTATTGGTAAGCCCCATAAATTAGACCATATGTGCGTTATGTTGCAAGGGCGTATGATTATAGTCAAAGAAGATGGTGAAAGAATTGAACTAGTAGCGCCAATGACATTTATGGGAAGTAAGGGCAGAAAGATAGCTTATATTATAGAAACGGTTGTATTTCAAAACATTTACGCAACTGAAGAAACCGATATAGAAAAGTTAGAAAATATGTGCGTTGAAAACACCCAGCCATTGCTGGAAGAGGAGAAATAATATGGCTTTTGTTGACGTAGCTTTGGCAGTCGGTACATATATTGGAGCTGACGCTCTTGGGGCTACTGCAGCCACTATGATAGGCGGAGCTGCTATAGGCGCTGGCGCTGGTGGAATATACTCAGGTTTAACTGGTGGGAACATTGGTCAAGGTATGTTAGGTGGCGCTGCTTTAGGTGCTGGCGGCGCAGGTCTTGGTATGGCTTTTGCCCCTGAAGTTGCTGCTGGCGCTGCTCCCGGAGTGGTTGCTCCCGCTGCTGTTAGCGCTCCTGTTGGTACTCTAGGTTCAGGTTATGTTACGGGAACTGGAACTGGGTTAACAGGCGCTGGGTTAGGCGCAACTGAAACTGCTGCTGCCGGTACTTTAGGCTCAAATTATGTTGCCCCCTCGGCTATTGGTGCTTTAGGTACTGGTGAGGCAGGAGTTGGCGTAGGTTCAGGTTACGTTGCAGGGCCCGGAACTGGACTAACAGGTACTGGACTAAATCAATTGGGCGCAACTAAATCGCTTTTGGATTATTTACCGAGTGCAAAACAAGCTGGTTTAGGTTTAGGCGCTTCATATCTTGCTAAAAATTTAGGTAAACAAAATACTATTAATCCTCAAGCTGCTCAAGAGGTACCAGAGGCACTACGTTACTCGTTTAATAGAAACACATATCAGCCAGCAAATGCTCCTTATTATGGAACTCCACAACCTAATTACCCTAATAGTCCAGAAGCTAAAAGACTTATTGGGTACGAAGAAGGTGGTAGTGTATCTTTAATTGAAGAATTATTAGGTAAAGCAACTCCAAACCCAGTACCAGAAGGGTTACGTTATTCGTTTGATAGAAATACATATCAACCAGCGGTTAGTCCTTACCATGAAACATCGCAGTCTAGCGGTTCAGAAGCTAAAAGACTTGTAGGATATGCGGCGGGGGGAATTACTAATGCAGCGCCATATGATATGGCTTTAGGGGGTCCAGCTCCTAATATAAACTTTGCTAATCCTGCACAGTCCATGATGGGAACTTCACAGTATTCTATGGCTACAGACCCAACAAATGGGAACATTGCTCAACGTAATATGGCTAAAGGCGGTATTGCTAGTTTTGCTGGCGGTGGCGTACCTATTGAATTGCATGGCACAGCCGATATATCTGGGCAAGGTAATGACAACGGCTATAGTGCTGCTGGTAGTGGCGGTGGGCAACAGGGTGGTTATGGTGGCGGTATGCCAGACCGATTTAATACTACTGGCGGAAACACAACTCAACAACCACAACCATTTCCAGCTGGACATCCACTAGAACGTAATCAAGCGTTAATTGGACCTATGCCAGAACGCCCACCCGGATTCCAAATTGGGCAACAACAATTCCCGCAAGTACAAGTTGCACAACAACCAATGCAACAACCAGTCGGATGTATGCCACAGATGCGGTTTCCTCCACCAATACAAGCTTCGGCGCAAGACTACCAACTCCAAAACCAAGGAATGCTTGGAGAGCCTATGCAAGCAGAGCAACAACAACAGTACCCAGTAGGCGCTAAACTAGAAGGGTATGCTGTAGGTGGGGTAACTAAAGCAGCCCCTACGGCTAGAACTGCGCCAACTGTTAGAACTGCTCCTACGGCTAAAACTGGTAGCGCTCATAATGTAAACGCTATTAATCAGTACATAACTTTGGCTAAAACTAGTCCTGAAGGTTTAACTAGCGTTACTAATGCGGCAACTGCTGGAGACTATAATGCTAACTACGCTTTAAATAGTTTAAAAAGCCCAGACGTTCAGATGGCAAAAGGCGGTATTATGCGTGGGGATTTAGGTGGTTACTCAGACGGTGGACGTATGCTTAAGGGTCCCGGCGATGGCATGAGTGATGATATCCCAGCTACAATAGGACATAAACAGCCAGCCCGTTTAGCGGATTCTGAGTTTGTAATACCTGCAGATGTAGTTAGTCATTTAGGTAATGGGTCTAGCGATGCCGGTGCTAAGAAACTTTATTCTATGATGGATAATGTACGGAAGGCTCGTACTGGTACTAAAAAACAAGGTAAAAAAATTAATCCAAACAAATTTATGCCAGCATGACTTTAAAAGTTCAAACCGTAAATGTGCAATATATTACACAAATTTGGCCTATGGTTGAGCAATTTATGGTTGAGGCGGCAAAATGTTCGGATGATTATAGTGCGGAACAAATTAAAGTTTATTTAACTACAGGTAATTGGCTTTTATTAGTTATAGTTGACGAGTATAATCAAACACATGGGGCGATTACATTAACTTTTAATAATGAAGCTAATTATAGAACGGCGTTTATTACGGCTATAGGTGGCAAAAACATTGTTAATGACGAGTTATTTAGTGAAGTACAACAAATTTTAAAGTCGGCTGGGGCTACTAGGATTCAAGCATATGCAAAAGATTCTGCAGCTAGATTGTATGAAAAGATTGGGCTTAGCAAAAAAGCCACATTAATGGAGATAAAATTATGATGTTGTTTAAATACCTTAACCCAATAAGTTTAGTTAATTTATTTACGTTCAGTTTTGGTGGTGGCGGTGGTGGGGGACAACAACAATCCGCTCCAACTTCTCAACAAACTACAGTTAATCCAGTTGCGGATTGGGCTTTACCTACCGCTTCCGCTTTAATTGGCTCACAAATGAGCAATGCGTATAACATTGGTCCGGGTGGAGAAGTTCTTGGTTCTAAAGGATTTACTCCTTTTGGTGGCGCAACTAATGCGCAAGGTAATTTTACTGGCGCTCCTATAAGCCAAGACCAATATAATCAACAGTTAGGCGTAGCTGGTTTAGGTGTAGCTGGTCCAAGTGGGCTACAACAACAGTCTTATCAGGCTGGACAGAATTTACAAATGCCGGGTCAATTTGGCGATGCGTCTAATATGGCTCAACAAGCTGGTCTTGGCGGTTTAAATGCGCAGTATAACCCAATGAGTGCAGGGTATAACCAAATTCGTGGAGCTCAAACACAAGCTGCTCAGATGGGATATGCGCCGATGAGTCAAGCGGCTATGGGTTACGGACAAAACATGCAAGCGGCTATGGGGTCTGGGCAAAACATGCAAGCGGCTCAATTAGGTAACTCGCCACAAGCACAAGCAGCCGCAATGCAAGCTGCTCAAATGGGAAATTCACCGCAAGCGCAGGCAGCAGCAATGCAAGCGGCTCAATTAGGTAACTCGCCACAAGCACAAGCAGCCGCAATGCAAGCTGCTCAACTAAATAACGCTCCAGTTAATCAAGCAGCTCAATTTAGTGGACCACGAGATGTAGGCGCACAGAATGTAGGTACACAGGATTACACAGGGCAAAATGTATCTAGTTACATGAATCCGTATTTACAAGGTGCGTTAGACCCACAACTTGCCGAAGTACAAAGACAGTATGATATTACTGGCACACAACAAAGAAGCGGTGCAGCTAAGTCTGGTGCATTTGGTGGAAGTCGTGAAGCATTAATGTCTGCTGAGAATCAACGTAATGCCGGTATAGCTAAAAATCAAATAATTGGTCAAGGGTATAACCAAGCATTTCAGAATGCTCAACAACAGTTTAATGCACAACAACAAGCTAGTTTACAAGCCCAACAGGCTAACCAAGGCGCTAATTTACAAGCAGGTCTTGCTAACCAAAACATGGGATATAACACTGGGTTACAAAATGCGCAGTTGCAACAACAGTCTAACCTTGCAAATCAAGGGTTAATGGGGCAATACGGTTTACAACAAGGTCAGTTTGGTCAATCCGCAAACCAAGCAAACCAACAAGCGCAAATGCAAGCTAACCTTGCAAATCAATCGTTGGCAGGGCAGTATGGACTACAACAAGGTCAGTTTGGGCAAGCTGCTAATCAAGCAAACCAACAGACACAACAACAAACTAACCTTGCAAATCAGGCATTAGCTGGTCAATATGGTATGCAGCAAGGGCAGTTTGGACAAGCGGCTAATCAGTTTAATGCTGGTAATCAACAACAAGCTAACTTAGCTAACCAAGCCTTAATGGGGCAGTATGGTTTACAACAAGGGCAATTTGGGCAGGCAGCTAATGCGGCTAACCAACAAGCTCAAAATCAATTTGGTATGGCTAATTTAGCTAACCAACAACAGGCTAACCAAGCTAATCAAGCCGCTCAAAACCAATTTGGCATGGCTAATCTAAGTAACCAGCAACAAAGCAATTTAGCTAATCAAGGAATATTAGGTCAGTATGGGATGCAACAGGGGCAGTTTAACCAAGCCGCTAATTTAGCTAACCAACAATCTAGAAATCAAGCAAATCTTGCTAACCAACAAGCACAGTTACAAGCTCAACAACAGAACATTGGACAGCAACAATTTGGCGCTAATTACCGTCTACAAGGTTTACAGCAAGCTAACCAAGCCGCTCAAACTTTAGGTGGTCTTGGCACTCAACAACTCGGCGCTCAGCAAGGGATTATTAATAATCAGAATACTCTTGGTACTCAGCAACAACAGAATCAACAGAACCTCATTAATCAGGCTATTCAGAATTACGGTAATCAACAACAGTACGGTACAACTCAAGCTACAAATATTATGAACTTGTTGCGTGCTACACCTACAACATCACAACAAACTACATATCAAGCAGCTCCAAGTGCAATAAGTCAAATTGGTGGTCTTGGTGCTACGGCTCTTGGTGCTTATGGTGCGTCAGGTGGATTTAAAGCCAAAGGTGGAGTCATTAAAGAAAAGAAAATGGCTAAAGGTGGCATTGCAAAATATGATGTGGGTGGTAGCGTAGAGTCCTCGTTAAGTGATATGCCTAACGATAAACTGGCTGAGATTGCTCGTAGTAGCGAGAGTCCGTTTATTCGTGAGAAAGCAAGTGAAATTTTAGCTGAACGTAACGCAGGCACTGCCGTGTCTAAACAACTTGGTAGTGCTGGTATTACAGGCGCAGGTTCAAGCAGTATGGCTAACATGGCTGGTGGTGGGATTGTAGCGTTTGTAGATGGTGGGCTTAGTGAAGAAGAAATGAGAGCAGGGTCTAATCCTAACCAAGCTGAATTAAACCAGTTTTACGCAGGGGCTACAGATAGTGAAGGTAATCCAATAGCAGCTCCAGCATTAGCTGGTCCTAAAGCTGATACTAACAAACTGTCTCCTTACTATGCAGACTATGCGGCGTTAACTGGTGATAGAAAAGATGTAGGGGCTAATTATTTAGCTGCTTTAAAAGCCGCTCAACCTGACGCTAAGCAGCAAATGTGGGGTAGGTTAATGGAATTAGGGGCTAACACAGCTGCTGGTACTTCCGCTAATCCCTTTACTAATTTAGCTCAAGGCGCTGCTAAAACTGTTCCCGGATTTATGGAAGATATTAAAGACCGTAGAAAAGGCGAAATTGAACAAGCTAAAGCAGCCTTTGATATTTCTAATGTGGAGTATGCAGATAAAGTTAAGTTGCTCACATTGGCTCAGACAGATAAAAATGCTTTTGATAAGATTGCAGCTGAACAAGGTATAAGTGCGGCTAGACTAAAAAATGATTTGGCAATTGCTATTGCTCGTGATGAAACCGCTATAAAAACTTCACAGACTTCTGCTAACGCTACTGTAGAAGCTGCAAGAATTAGAGCGGAATCTGCGGCGGCGGATAGGTTGTCTGCGGCTGGAATAGCGCAAGACACTAAAATGTTTAGTGCTAAACTTGATGCATTTAAAAACGCTTACAATACGATAGTTAAGAGTAAAATAGATAAGATAGGTATAGACAAAATGACTCCGGCTGATTATACAGATGCTGAAAATATAGCTATGAGAGCGGCAACTACATTTATAGGAGCCAGTACTAAAGACGGAAATAGTAAAGATGGAAAATCCAAACCAATAAAGTTAGATTAAAGGCTAAACAATGCCTATATACGAATATCAAGGTCAAGAGTACGATATATCTACTACAGACCGAGCAGAGGCTAAACAAAAGATATTAACTTATCTTTCTAAAAGCGCACCACCTGCAGAACCTGAAGGCTCAGTAACATTAGGGCAACCAAACCTATACAAAGAAATTTCAAATATACCTCCTGAGACAACGGAAAAGGGTAAGGGTGTAGGCATTGCGGATACTGTATCTAAAGCTATTTCTTCTCCTCTAAGTTTTTTAACTGGTGAAGATTACTCAAAAGCTTTAGAAACCCCTGCTGTTGGTTCATTAGCTAAAGGCGTAGTTGGGGCTAAGACTGGGCTGATTCAAAATAAACTTGCTATTTTAATGGCAAACCGTGAAGCAGATATACGAGATTACGGTTCAAATTTTGAAAGAGCGCCTGAAGATAAGTTATCTAGAATACAAGAAAGAGAATCAGCCATACAAGGCTACATGCAGGACTTAGCTAATTATGGTATGCAAAATAAAGAAATAGAAGCTAAGTATGGTAAGCCAGAAATATCAAAGCGTTTAGATGAAATAACGTCTAAGCCCGAATATAAAGATGCAAGTTTTGCTGCTAAAACAGGTTTATACCTTGGTGAAGTAATAAAAAACCCAAGCGAAATACCATCTTATATTGCTAATATTGGTCTTGAAAGTTTGCCACAAACAGCAACTATAGTTGCTGCCGCATACGCTTCTAAATTAGGAGGTATTTCTCCGGGAGGTAGAGCTGCCGCCGCTGGAGGAGTTTCTGCGTTTAATGAATTTGGTGGACAGTACGCTGAGTTACGCACACAAGGTATGGAGCATGAAGAGGCTTGGCAAAAAGCTGCCGCTAAATCTGGGGTAATTGGTTTATTTGATGCTGTTTCATTTAAATCCGCAGGAAAAGCCGCAGAGTCTCTTTTAAATACTACCGCTAAAAAAACTCCTGCAATTGAAACAGCTAAAGCTTTAGGAAAAGAAACAGGTAAACAAGCTGGATATGGCGCTGCTGGAGAAGGACTAGGCGCTTACACAATAGGACAACCGCTAGACCCAAGAGCAATGGGAGAAGAAGCTTTAGGAGAAATAGCTGGTGCTCCAGCTGGTGCGGCTACTACCTACGCAAAAGAACGCATGGAAGCCGCTCCTTTAACAACTGCTCAGTTAGCGCCTGAATGGATTAAAGACGAAAAGGGTAATTTAGTAAGAAAGCCTGTTACTCCTGAAACTCCCGAAGTCCCTGAAGGCACCGTAACTTTAGAGCCACCACAACAACAGCTTGGTTTATTTGCTCCCGAAGAATTGCCAACCCAAGTAGACCAAAGCGCTTTAACTGAAAAACAACGAGCAGAATCTGAAGTTGAGCGTAACATATTTGCTTTGCAACAACAGGAACAAACACCCGAAGTTGTACAACAGATTGCAAGTTTACAGGAACAGTTACCTAAAGGGCCCGGCGTTACCCTTGATGCACTAAAGGTAGAGTACGAAACTCTTAATCGTAAGCGTGAAGCTTTAGATACACAAATAGCGGAGTTAAAAAGTCAAAGAGACGCTATTCCTAAACTTGACGATAAGTTACCAATTACTGCGCAAATAAAAGCCGTAGAAGCCCAACAACAAAGTGCTATTGCCCGTAATGAAGAGATATTAAAAGAAGCAAGCAAATTAGGTACTCAACTAGAACCCATAGAAAAAACTGGGCAACGAGAATTAAAACCTGTATCTCCTATTGTTGGTAGTGTAATTAGCAAGTTTGGGTTAGCGCCTAAAGCACCTATAAGAAATGCAATTAAAAATCTAGATATGACTGACCCTGAAGATAGGGCTACATTTATAGATGAAGTAAATAAGCATGTGATTAAAAAAGCTAAAATTGACATGAAGGCTGTAGAAAACTATTTAAGTTATTTTGAGGAGACACCAAGTGAGCCAACTACAAATATCCCCGGAGCAGTTGAGCCAAGCGTTCCTGTGCCTGCACAACGGATGGAGACCGCCCAAGGAATTACAGCACCTATCGCAGGAGGAGTGGAGAGTGATATCGGAGCTACTGTGGGAATTGCAGGAGGAGAAGCACCTGCTTCAACGCCTAAACAAGGTGCATTAACACCAGATTACGGAAGAGCAATAAACCCTAATACGCTTGAAGTTCTTCAACAACCGCCTGTAAGTTTTGGAGATTTACCAAGTAATATAGAAAGACTTGAACGTAATATATACGCTTTGGGGCAACAAGAACAAACGCCAGAAGTTGCACAACAAGTTGAAGTATTGCAAACACAATTAGAATCTGCAAAACAGCAACAACAGCAACAACAGCAACAACAAGGCGCAGTAGAAGAGCCAAATTATAACTACGGAAGAGCAATAAACCCTAATACAACTGAAGTTCTTCAGCAACCGCCTGTAAGTTTTGGCACATTGGTACTTAACGCAACTAAAATTCAACAAGATGTAGCCGCATTACAGCAACAAAAACAAACGCCTGAAGTTAAACAACAAATTTATGCTCTACAAGCGCAATTATCTTTACCACCGTTTGTAGCTCCTGCGCAATTGCAACTACAAAATGATGTTGTTCATAACAATTTATCTACTGACGAAAAACAAACTCTTGCCAAAGAATATGGGCAAGATGAATACAACGAAGTTGCCAAAAATAGATTTGTAGAAGATTTTATTAAAGCAATTACTCAAGGGTACAATACTGTATCTAAAGAAGTTGCTAAAATAATTAAACGTATTCAAGCCGCTATACTGGCTGCGGCTATTGTTATGAACCCAATTAATGTTAGCCCTCCAGTACAATTTGGTATACCTACTCAAACTATTACTACTGAAGTAAAAGCTAATTTACCCGCAGAGGTTACTAATATGTCCGAAGCTGGGCAACAAGTGTATGCAACGGTACTACCTGCTATACAAAAAGAATTACAAGACAAAAATAAATTTTTTATTATTACCGATAAGCCTACCGCAACTACTTTTATTTTTAACCCAGATGGTAGTTTATTACTAAGCAAAAAAGTGCTTGTAGGAAAAGGCTTTGGGGACATCTATAAAGGTAACAACAAAGTAGATTCTAATAAAATTACTCCGGCAGGTTTATTTGATTTAGGTTTAAGACAGTATGGGGAAAGTGGTTCTGGAGAATATGATACCGGAAAAATATTTGTATTAGATAAAGCTATTGACGGCAAATACTCTATAACAATTATGCACTCTGTATGGGAACACGAAACCGATGCGCAAATGCGTACAAAGGCATTACAAAAAGAAGGCGCAGAAGATTCTAGATATTCTTTTGGGTGCATTAATGTAGATAAAGAAACCTATAAGTACTTAGTAGATAATCATTTGCAGCAAATGGATGGTTCAAAAATATTTATTGTTCCTGATAATCAAGCTACAGTAGAAGATGTAATTAGTGCAAAAATAGGTACTGAAGATATTTCTCGTCAAGCTACTACTCCTGTTACAAAAACTACTAATGTGCCGGGTCGGGGTACTGTTCCAGTTTCTTCAACAGACCAATTAGCTATACGTAGAGAAGATAGTAAGACTTCAATGATTAAAAAGCTTAAAAAGCCGGACGGGTTTAAAACCCTTACACCATTGGAAATAGCTGAACTTAAAGAATTGTTTGGGGAAGATGCTACTAAAAGTATTGCTCTTTTAAGAAGTGGGCTTACTCTTGATGATGTAATGAAAGCCCTAGGTATAAAAGCGCCTGTTACACCTACCTCTGAAGGTAAATCTTTACTTGCAAATTTAACTGCTGCTGGTGGGGCTAAGCCTTCTAAGTCGCCGTCTGGATGGTTTACCGAGGAAATTGAAGAGGCTGATAAAGCGTTCTTAGGTAATACTATGGGTGACAAAATTAAAAATTACACAGGGTTATCTAACATATTATCTTTTGATGATAGTTTTATGAACAAGATGCGTGATGGGTTACTAGAGCTTGGAGCGCAAGGTAAGATTGTAATGAAGGATGCAGTTGATGCGTTGCGCCGTTTAGAAATTACGCAAGTGCTGTATCGTGGGCAGTTGGCTACCGAGGCTATTAATAAAGGTAAGTTAGTCTATGAAGCTGACTCCAATCGTTACCACGTAGAAGACGACCCTGATAACATGAATGCTATTAGAGATGAACTGCAAAAGCTTTCTAGTCGTGTAGGTGTAACTGCAGATAAAGCTCTTGAGATAGCAAGTAAAGGGTTTGAAGCCAACCGTATACAAGATGTATACGACAAAATGAATAAAGGCAAAGGCGAAATTACTCGTACAGAAAAAAAGATTGAAGACTTGCAGCGTATAAAACAACGCACTAAAGCAGAACAAAAAGACCTTAATACTAAAAAAGCTTTGTTAGAAAATCTTAAAGGCAAAGTAAAAATGTATGAGGGGCAGTCTCAACACATGAGCCGTAAGGAAGCCCAAGAAGGTATGGCTATCTATAATGGTACTCCTGAAGTTAAAGAGATTGCTCGCATATGGCAAGTAATGCGTGAACGAGTTGTTGCTGAATTAGTAAGAAGTGGGGTTACGTCAGAAGAAAAAGCCGAGGGATGGCTTGACGAGATGGCGTATGTGCCATTCTTCAGGACTATAGAAGAACAAAAAGTTTCTGGTACCCGTATAATGAAAAAGGGTCTTGGCGAATCCATGAAGGAATACGCATTTGAAGGCTCGATGTTACCTGTAGAAAATACAATTGGGAACATGTACCAATGGATGCAGTGGTCTTATGCTAGAGCTATTAGCAACCAACATCAGCAAGTTGCGCTTGACCAGATGCGTGCGGTATTCCCTGATATGGTTAAAGATGGTAAGCACCCTAAAGGCAACACGATTGTTATTTATAAAGATGGTACAAGGCGTGAATATAGCATAGCAAACCCACTTATAGCGCAATACTTTCAAGGTGTTGGCAACATGGTGTTTGGAACTAAATCAGTAGCTTCTCAGTACGCTAACTTATTTACCAAAGGTATTACATTAACTCCGGGGTTCTCTGCCACTCAGTTAATCCTAAAAGATACTTATGAGGCAATGCACACATCGGGGGTTAAAAACCCTTACGGTATTATCTTAAACATCTTTACAGAAATGGCTAAGACGGCCCTCAATACAAGTGAAGCTAGAAAAGAGTTAATCTCTCGTGGGCAATTAACTACCCGTGAACACGCTATGGCAGCTGCCCATGATGCGGATATAGCAACTAAATTGGAAGTAAAAGAAGCCGCCGTACACCGTAAAGTTATTGGTATATTAGGTAAATTTTCCGCTTTATCTGATAATTTGTTGCGTCAAGCGGTATACCAGCAGTTAATAAATGAGGGTGTTGGTAAAGATGAAGCTGCAGATAGGGCTACAGAAATATTTAACTATCGTAGAGCAAGTGGTAGCACCACATTGCAGTTTGTAAATAACTACGTGCCTTTTATGAATGCCTTTACAGTCTCTACAAGGGTGGCTATGCGCACAGTATCGGGCAAAGGCATATCTGCTCAAACTAGAGCTGACGGGTTATCTACATTAGCAGGCGCTACAATATTAATTGGGGTAGGTAATCTTATATATATGAACCTCGTAGGAGACGAGGACGAGTATAAGCGGATGAATCGTTTTAGAAGGGATAAGTCATACGTAATCCCCGGAACTGGTTTGTCTATTCCATTGCGTGAAGGCTGGTTCATAATGGATAAATTAGCGGCGGAGTACGCATATAACTTAGCAGAAAACTCGGCTATTACTGATAAGCAGATGTTTAAAGATGCTATGAAAAAAGCTGCTATACAACAGATAACCCCACCCATAGGGGGAGTATTTACAGCTCCTATAGGGGTTGCTCTAAATAAAGATATATACGCTAACAGAGATATAGTTAATAAAGCGCAAGAGAAGATACTGCCTGAATACCAGTTTAATAAAGGCACTTCTGAAATATCTAAAGTAATTGGTAAAGAAACTGGGTATTCCCCACTAAAGATTGACTACTTTTTAAAGACTTTCTTTGGCGGTTATATGGGTACAATGGCTACAATAACTAACTCGGCAATTGCTGATATAAGAAACAAGCCACGCCCAGCCGAGGAAAATGAAAATATAACTGCTAGTGCATTAGGGTTCTCATCGTTTATTAGTAAGCAAGGTACGCCTAACGTAGTGCCAGATTTATACAGAGCTGCCCATGAAGTAGATAATATTCTACCTACTGTTAAGAGTTTAGCTAGAACTGATAAAGAAGAAGCTAGACGACTTCTAGAAGAAAAGCGGAATGATATTAGAATTGGCGCTGGAACAGCTGCTTTAGAAAAAACATTTGCAGCGCTGAATAGGCAGGAATCTATTATTAGGGAAATGAAATCTACTGATAGATTGAAAGATGGGCGTTTAGCTACTCGTGAAGTTAAAAAAGAATTAATTGATAAGATTAATTTAGAACGTGAATCACTAATGCCAAAAGTAATGGAAGCCCGTAAAAAAGTTTTTGAGAAGTAAAAAAAGCCCCGAACTTGTCGGGGCAAACCTAATAAATTAGGATAAGGAAAAGTAAACTAGAAGTTTACACCTGTGAATATACCCTATTTTTATTTAATACGCCAGAACCTTATACCAATTAAATTATTTTCTAGCGTTTCTTTATACCTTAATCTTATATGGTGTTTCCTAGATTCTATTAAAGTTTCTTTAATTAAAGGCATCGTGTCTAAAGCAGGTATAAAAAAGGAAGACCCCAGCACCATTTTGTGCCATTCAATGATGACTGGGATTCCTTCGTTAAGAATCACCTTTTGGCTCTTCTTTCACTACCGTTAACGCCGCTATAGCGTTGTCGTCTACTAGTTTCAAAACCTTGTTGTCTATCCTAATTGCATTAATTGAAGGACTGTTTAATGCCGTACCTTTTGCCATAGCTTTTTTACCTAGGGTGCCACCAGCCCCTATTTTGCGTAGCTCAGCCAACGTACTCTTATAGGCAATCTGTTTCTCCGTACACCATGCTTGGAAATAGTCAGCATCTATATACAGAGTATTTGTATCAGGCTCAAACCTAGTGCGTAAATCTCCGTATGGTTCTAGGATAGGCGCTCTTGTAAGCCCTGTGCGTTTATCTGAAGCGTCATCAACTACTAACAAGTTGCGGTTGTGGCTATTTAAGAACATACCTAATGTAAGCAATGGGTCACGCTTAGCGGACTTAACGCTATCTTTCAAATCACTAAAGTATTTAACTGCCCATGCCCATACAGGTATAACGTCAATATCGTGTAGTCCAAGTTCCTTACCGATAATAGCGCCAACAAACGCCGTAGCTGCTCCTGAAGAATAGAACCGTTGCTTAGAAGATAGATTAGCCTCGGTATCAAACTTTACTTTTGTGTCCTTGAGTAGTTGTTTAATTCTATCCAAATTAGTTACTGAATATTCCATAATAATATCTACAGCCATACCATAGTTATTTACCAAGGTTTCTTCAAACAACGCATCTGCATCTTCCTTAGTCATACTAGTATCCGCAGATATTTCTACCTCTACAATACGTAACTGCTCAGCTTCAGGAGTAGCCTTTAGCGCCGATATTTTATCGTGCATACTAGAGTTACCTGAGAAGAACGATGATAAAGCCCATCTTGTGTTGTTATCACGCATCTCATTTGAGCTTGCTTTCATACGATTATTAGACCTACCTTGAGAAATACCATAGGCAATAGCACTAGCGGCTTCTTTAGTCATGTCGGTAACTTCATCTACGCATATAGGGATATTGTTATACACGCCCATTTGATGAAACTGAGACTTAACAGTATCTCCCTTAATAAGCATCAAATCATCAGGATGCCCGTATATGCTATTTATAACTCTTTGTATAGTTGTTTTTCCAGTACCCGATTCGTTTTCTGTAATTGAATAAACCAAACCTTTTTGTCCTGTAAACTTCATAAAGGGCGTGCCTAATCCAGCAAAGAATAAAAAGGCTCTTGCCTCCTGCCCTGTTTTACCGTAGTTATTTACCACTCGTTTCCACTCAGGTAGTGTACCTTTAGGTTTCATCCAAGGCGCAAACATCATAGTCTTGCTAGACGGTGGAGAGTAATAAATCCCTTCAGCAGATATTTCCCTATCCCCTACAATAAATTTAGTATCGTCATCGCACCATCCAAATTGGATGCGCATTAGTTCAGCTTTATCTCTGTCTTGTAGTTCTTTTGTGTATGCCGTTATGTAATCCATTATTGCTCCCATTTCTTTCAAACTGCCTATAACTCCTTTTTTACTTACTACTTCTTTAAATTTCTCTAGTGACATAAGGCTAGTGGCTGGACAAGCAAACTCACGCACCCCATCTTTAGGTAAGTGCAATCGTAACCACACCATGCTGCCCATATCTGAGTCTTCCATACGCTTTACAACATAGAAGTCATGCCTAAAAATAAGTTTGTCTTTTTCTACTTCTTCGCCTTCTTCGTTGGTATAGCCTCGTTTATACACGCCCCCATTCTTACCTCTAAAGTATCCGTAAGGAAGCTCAGGTATTTTATAAGTTACCTCTTTACCTGTTTCTGCATTAGGCAGTACTACAGTAGCCCCTTCCTTTGGTGCTTCGGCTACTCTCTTGTGTATTTGAATAGGCGATGTAATCGTGTTAAACAGCTTACACTTACCACAAATTCCGGGGTTTATACTGTCTATAGTTTTGCATGTATAGGGGCCTTTTGTATCGTTGGCTTTCTTTTCGGTATCTTGTGGTGTATATCCAGTATGCTTCTCAGACATCTTATGGATAGCCGTGCTTCTATCTTCACAACATTGCGCTACTGATAAGCCAGCACGCCATAATGGTTCTTCTATAGTTGCTTGGTTTTTATAAATAAAGTGAAGTTGCTCACACTTTCTAGACTTCATTATTTCTGCAAAATTAGAAACGTAGTTGCCTAATAAGTTACGAGTAGTTTCGTCCATAGGACGGTTAGGAGCATTTGTTAAATCTAATCCTAAGTTATCAAGACCTACAGTTAGTAATTCATTAAGCAATTTATATCTTACAGGCATCGCTTCTTTTAGCCACACAACTTTTTTAGGAGGGTCAGATTTAAAATTAAAGGTATCGGGAACTCTAAGAACCATACCCAAATCAGTAACTTTAGATGGGTCTACCTTAAGCCCTAAACGTATTACCTGTTGCTTTAATAGATTAGCCGTAGCTTTCCATTGGTCTTTCATAATGGATTCTTCTAACACCCAAGAAACATGTATACCATTTCCTGAACTAACTATATTGGGTCTAGGCAAATTAAGTTCGCTACAAAACCTTCTTAAATCTTCACTAGCCTCAGCCTGTGTTAAGTACCCTTTATTTGCCTCTACATATTTTTCTCCGCAGTCTATATCTAGAAAAAACGCTTTATTCCAACCCGCATTTATCGCTTGCCTATTTTCGTTAGTGATAAACTTTGAGACCCCAAAATAGACATCTCGTTCCATGTCTAGTATTTTTTGGATTATCTTTTCAGCACCTTCAATTGTATCTGCAAACTCTGTTAGCGGCTCGGTTTTCTTTTTATAACTCCCTATGCAATACCACCCTATACCTTCTTCGGGCAATACTGTAGAGAGAAAAGTCCCCCATGAGGTCATATACATCCTCTATAAACGCCGACAATAATCCCTACAAGCTAGTGGCACCTAGCTTATAAGCTGGCTTTTAAGCCTTCTTTAACCACTCAATAATTTTTACGGCTTCATCTCTATGCTTGATACTAATATCATTTATTCCTGTAAACCAATTATATACAGTGGTTCTAGAGACTTTAAAATTATTAGCTATATCCATTACTGGCATACCTTGCTTTATGCACCAGCTTCCTAATTGAACGCCTAGCATCCTTCTATTTGCCTTTTTGTTCATTTCGGCTAATTTTTGTGAGTATCCAATCATAGTTTTGTATGGGGGGCAAGCCCCCCGCCTTTCTTAAGCCCAGTCGTCTAATACCGCATTAATATCTTTAGGCTCTTCTTCTACTTTTTTAGAGGCTCTTTTTACTGGTTCAGCTTCAGGTTCTGCTTTAGGTACTGGCTTAGGAGCAGGTGCGGCAAGTTTTGCCCCATCTAGTTCTGCTGGATTAGACCCAATAGCTATCTTAGCTTCAGGAGATTTTCCTTTGGCTTGCGAATTAGCAAACTCATCTGCTTCCAAGTAACGTAAAGCTTTGAATGTTAGCTTAGGTGTTGCACTAGCAGTATCAAAGCGCATTTCAGTAACCACGCTAGTAACTGATACATTGTTAGCACCTAACAAACGTACATAGGCTTCTAAAGGCATCTTACCATTCTCGCCCTTACCAAAAATAGACTGCGCTGGTAGAGTTAGTTGGAATATATCGCCCTGTTGGTCATTCTCTAATACAACTGCTAAACGGCGACTATACCTACAAGCACGCCCCTTACCGTTTTGATTAGAGCCATCAATGTTTTGAGGGCAATTAGCGCAAGTCTTAGACTGCACATTTAATGACTTAGCATTAGGAACAATACCATCATCGGAAAAGCATGTAGGTGCTTTAACAACTTGGTCTTCCGAAAAGCTTGCATCGTAATATGTACGAGCATTATGAGGGGCGGCGGCTACAATTATTACAGGCATAGCACGCTCTTCATTCTGCGCTACTTCTTTTCCAGCTACCATCATACGGAATACGCTACCTTTAATAGATATACGTTTTACGCTTGTGGTATTAGCGGCGCTACCCATAAGGGCTTTGGTTGTCTCATCTAACCCACCACGTAAGTGAGCAGGTAGGGCTGTGTTTAAAAGGGATAATTCGTTACTCATAATGTTACTTCTCCTTGTGGTTTAACTTCGGTGTTTGTTAAAGCTGATATATCTTCCTGCTTAAAACGCAATTTAGCGCCAATTTTGAAGTGCGGTATTTTGCCTTCTTTGCATAGCACATAAATTGTTTGACGAGATACACGGAGCATCTTCGCTACTTCTACTACGGTTAAAGGGATTGACGTATCATTCACTTATTTTCTCCTTACGGTTACGGTATATTTATTATTAACATTCATGCCAATAGGCATTAGCGTTGGGTTTTCTTCTAAAAACTGTTTCATATTTAATGAACTTATACGGCGTTCTAAAACTTGTGGGATATTGTTTTCTACTACAAACTTATACATATTCTCCCAGTCAGCAGTTTCGTATCTTGTTTTAACTGTTCTAAATACAGTACCGTATTGAGTCTTAATGCTATCAGCACCAATATCTTTACACATCCTCATTAGTTCAGATTCCACCATGTCCATCTGTGTGGCTATTTTTCCATCTGCTTTTTCATACTCCCTTGCTAACTCAGACCGTTTATCACGCATAGCCACATACGCTTTAACTAGTCGGTCAACTTGTGGTTGTTCATTCATTTTACTTTTCCTTTTTTTACCTGCTTTTTATTAATATACCATACTTCTTAACAATGTCAACTAATTAAATCATCATACAATGCCATTATGTTATGTTGTACGTCCTGCTTACTTGCTAGTGCTTCATACAGCTTTTTTTCTACTTTAGAACCTGTTAATCTTATGACTGTGCATGGGTTCTTCTGCCCACTTCTATGCACCCTAGCATTAGCCTGTGCGTATGTTTCATAAGACGTAATTGGACCCCACCATATAATAGTATTTGCGGCATGCAAGGTGACACCGTGTGAGGCTGCTTGGGGTTGTATGATAAGCACTCTAGGGTTAGCCGTTTCTTGAAACCTCTTAAATATTTCCGTGCGCCTGTTTACTGGAACCCCACCATGTATGAGGTCTACCGTATAGCCGTCCTTAACAAGCTCGTCATTAATAATCTCTATAGCGTGCCTAAACGGTACAAATACTAACACCTTATGACTTGACTCATCTATAGCTTCTTTAAGAACTCGTAGCCTATTACTAGCATCGAACTCAATCACTTCTCCTGTATCAGAATATACTGCACCACTAGAAAGTTGTAGTAATTTGTTCAAGTTTACAGCCGCATTTATTGTAGTAACTTCTTCTCCAGCCGTCCTGATTAACATCTCTTTACGCAACTTTTCATAAAACTTTTCTTGTTGCGGCGTGAGCGGTACATGTCTTGTCTGATACGTAATTTCAGGAAGGTCTAGACATTGTTCTTTAGTAAATCGTATAGCTGGTTGTAGTACGTTATGCACTACTGTTTCGGCATCTTTTTTTGGTATCCATTTAAAAGTAGTTATCTTCTGCATAACCATATCTCTAAAGTGAGAGAAGAACTTAGGCGTTTGTTGAGGGTTAACTAGCTTAGCTATACCATACGCATCTACTGGACTTTGAGCGGCTGGTGTGCCTGTTAGCATCCATAACCAAGTATGCGGTTTGATTAATGAGTTTAAAACTTTCCAACGCTTAGTTGTAGGATTCTTATAGGCGTTTGCTTCATCAATAACAATTAAATCAAATCCTGCTTTATCTATGACATCTGTAATAATTTCCACACCATCATAATTTATGATAACAAACTCGGCTCCCCCATTAATTATTTTGGCACGTTTTTCCTTGTTACCATAAGCAATGTCTACCGTCCTGTGAATAGCAAATGTGAACAAGTCCGCACGCCATGCAGAATCCATAATAGATAGTGGGCAGATTACCAATACACGTTTTACCAAGCCTAAGTTCATTAGATAGTCTGCCGCCCATATTACACTAGCGGTTTTACCTGTACCCTGTTCGTTAAAACAAAATGCTCTACGGTGTAAGGTTAAAAAAGAGGCGGTATCTTTTTGGTGAGCAAACGGCTTGTACATACCTGTCCATTTATACTTCCTTTGAATAGGGGAAGGCACATCTTTTATTTTTAGATTTTTTAGAATCTGCGCTTCTTCAAGCCCCCAATTAACTAGAATTTCGTGATAGTTTTCATGTGATTTAATTACCTTGCTTTTTGGTATTACGCTTGTAATACGTTCTGTGTTGCGTACAAACAGCAATAATGCCCTGTCATTAACAATTTCCATTTACTTCTCCCAATAGATAAACAGCCTGAATACGGTGTCCGTTTCAAGCATTAGTATTATTGCCGGTCTTTCCCGACTGTCTGTTAGCCCCTATCCAGAAAGGTATTCCGTGAAGGAAAGATGAAATATGGCTAACTGATACGGTTTACAACATGAAGGGTTTTTAATCCTGAACTAGCTAGGCACTCGTATCTTATCCTGTAGTTGCTTCACCTATTACTTTTTAGAGACGTTTTTCTTAACCGTATGGTCGCTGTTCCGACTAAAACTACGATTGTTACTCTTACTCTTAACTTTTAAATTACCCTTAGCCCCTGTACCACCCTTGCTTAAAGGCTTAACATGGTCTACATCATTGCCATCACCCTTATGCACCTTACCAGCTTTCTCCATTAAAGCACGGGCTTTATTGCGTTCACCTCGTTTTTTAATCTGCTCAGGCTTACCTTGATAAGTTTCGTATTCGTGCTTATAAGGTCTTGGTTTATTTACATACGGCATTATTAGCTTCCATTATGAGGGCAAGTGGTTATTGAACACCATTTACTACAAGTAAAATTACGCTTGGCGTTCCAGACCCCATTAGTATGACACGATTCTAGCTGTTTTACAACTGGCATAAAGTGTTCGAAATAGGCTAATTTAAAATCTGAACTAAACTCGTCCTTAATAAACTCTTTAGAAACAACAAATAACAACCCAGCCTTTATAGTCCGTATCTCAGGGAAATGCAGGAATATAGCGGCAGAAATTAACTTTAACTGTTTAGTATCCGCATACTTGGCTGATTTGCCTGTCTTATAGTCTATTACCCTAGCTTCTTGTTTCTCTCTGTCTAGTATAATTAAATCCGCTATACCTCTCCACCAAACATCTTTAGAGAAGAACTCACAAGGTGTAAACCTCCCATCTTTATATCGTACCCCTAACTTATATTCACAGAGCTTTTCGCCCTTTACATTCTTTAGCTTGTCTAGCATCTCAGTCATGTAGGAGAATTGCGGAGGTAGTGGTATGTCTTCCCTTACGTAATCTTCTGCGGCTTTATGCGCAATTGTTCCATACTTCATCTGTTCGGATTCGGGTTCTTTAAAATCCTTTTCCACTCGCAAATGAAAATACTTTTTAGGGCATTGCTCAAACAGCGTAATACTACTATAAGACCACGTAGTCATACTTTTCCTTTTATTTTTATTGCTTGCTTATTTTAACACTCTCCGTAGCTTTTTCCATATCCTGCTTCACAATTAACTGGCAACCCACTAGCCCACTCAGGTGTCCACCGCATACACTCCATTACATACTGCATAGCTTCTTCTACCTCTGCTTCAGGTACTACACAAGCCACGGCATCATGCACCGTTAATACTACTCGGTATTTTTTTGATATGTTAATCATCTGCTCACCGATAATGCAACGAGCAAGTGCTTGGCAAATGTTCTCTACTAATTTACCGCCATATATCTTAACAATGCCTTTGCGAGAATCATACACATATTGGTCTTTACCTTCAACTTTTATTTTCTTAAGGTTAGGGTATCTTTGGTATAGCCCATTAGGTAATAAAATCCCGTTACTTCCCTCAATAACTACACAGCCATTACCAAAATCGCTAGACTGGTTTTTAGCCATAGCCGTTATTGAGTCTCTTCCCTCTGTCCATAATGCTGGTATTTTAGCGTATGTGCTTCTATATATCTTGATAATATGTTCAGCTTCTTCAGCAGTAATTTCCGTTGAGAATGTCTTGAGTTGGGTTTTAAACTTCGCACTCCCCATGCCATACCCACATCCCAAAATTGTTGTCTTTCCAACAAATCTTTCTTCTTTCGTAATCTCTTCAATGTCCTTTGAATATATAGCATATGCCATGATTTTGTATACATCTTCACCCTTTCTAAATGCTTCAACTAAATCATCCTGTCCTGATAGCCAAGCCAGTACCCGTGCCTCAATCTGTGAAGAATCGGCATCAATAATAACGTACCCTTCAGGCGCACATATAGCGTGTTTAAGCTTGTTTGCGTTCTCCCCACGGCTAGGTAAGTTCTGTAGATTAACCTTGTCTGCACCGCCCCAACGCCCTGTATGAGCCGCATAATACGACAAGGGTATGGGTAACGCCCCCCTCTTAGAAATTTCAATAAATCGTTGCGTTCTAGTTTCTTCTAGGGTAGACTTATTACCGAGACGTGCTGCGACTAGGGCTTGGATTTTGTCGTTCGGATGGTCAGCTAGGGCTTTAAACCCCTCATCTGATTTAGCCAAAGCCAATGTTTCCTTGCCTGTAGCAGGGCTAATCTTCATCGGAGGCTCAACTCCCAAGTCCCTAAGTATCTGCGCAAATTTAGGATTACTCATCAGGTCGTCACGAGTTTCTACCCCAGCTTCTTGTAGCAATTTCTCCTTGCGATACTGCACTTCTAATAAGTGAGCCTCTAGCATACGGCGATTTAAAGTTAATACTGGTTCTGAAAACATCCTTACAGTAAGGTCTATAAGCTTTAGCTCTGTTATGTGTACCTGTTGTATTAGCTTTTTAAATAGCGCATAAGTTAATTCAACGTCATTCTTACAATACCCACCATAAGCATCCAGTTCCGCTTTACTAAAGTCCTTACGCTGTTTACCAAGGGCATCATCTACTTCGGTTCCCTTCTGTCCAAGGTCGTAAAAATCAGCCAGCTTAGCCAAGCTACCTCCAACTTCAGTACCGTGTATAGCTCTAGCCATGCTAAGCGTGTCGAGAATTGCCTTGGGCTTAAAACAAAACTTCCAATTAAGGATGGAAGCATCAAACAAAGAGTTATGAGCAAGTAAGGCGGAGTTACACCAATCAAAAGACCCCAAGAAAGCAGATATTTCATCATGCGTGCCACTAAACCATACAGTTTCATTCTCATTTTCCTTTACGGCTACACCAATAACTTCAAACCTTTCGTCTCTGATGTATTCCTCTGTTGTCTGTGTTTTAAACCCAAGGGTTTTACTGTAGTACGTTTCAAAATCAATCGTTAATATTTTCATTTGTCTTTCTTTTTGCAAACTCCGTACTTTTTAGAATAGGTTTGTTTGCACAATCCATCATTCTATTAAGCGTTTCTTTTAGGGCATCCATGTCTCCCTCCCCTACGGTAGCCCTGCAATACGCTTCGGGTTTACCAAAGGCGTTATAGTATACCTCGCTTATCTCAAACCATTCTTCTTTGTCTTCTACAAATTTAATTACCCTATAATTCCACATTTGATTCCTCCTCTTCAGGTTTAATAATGTCTAAAGTTCCTTCAAAAATATATCCACAACCTTTTAAGAATAACTCTATGTTGTTTAGTACATAATGTAACTCTACTTCTTCAAAGGTTTTTGTAGTTACATCTATGTTGTCGTACTTACATATCAAAGTAAACTCAGGCATCTTTCTTTCCTTTCTTCGTTGGTTTTGTATTCGCTTCAATGGCAACCTCTCGTAGGTGCGCTAAAATAAGGTTTGCTTCTTTTTCAAGCGTTTCAACCAGTGTCTTCATAGAATCAGTTACCGACCATAAAGCCCCAGCTTCTTCGTTATGCTCTGCAATAATTGAAACAACTTGCCTTAAGTTTTCTAACTTATATGATACTTCTTCTACTGCGTTTGCTACTTCCCATAATCTACTCATTTACTTCTCCTTGTTTAAATTGATTAAATTTACTACGGTTTACAATTTTCAACGTGCCTAACTTCTTCGCTTCTAATTGTTTCTTTAAATTGGTAAATACAACCCCCGTGTACGCACTCATCCCCTTAGAACCTTTATGGCAGATGTAGACGCTACCCGAATCATTGTGTACCTCATAATGTTTGTTATGCTCAACTACTTTAATAATGCCCGAACTAAATCGCCATGAATCTGAACCACCATACCCACCATACCAACTAGAAAGTATTTTGTATAGTGTTTCACCTTCCTCACTAACTATTTCTATAAGTTCCCACTTGTCAGGTGTATATTCATTAGACATACCTGCTCCCCGTTTTTACACCTGATAATTCTTTCATACGGTCTAAGAGTTTACTTAAAGGTTCTATTTTCATTGCCCTTACACAACTAATATGGATTGGGTTAAATATCCTACCGCTGTCCGATGCTTCTGTAACATTTAAGTAGTCCTCAAAGAATGATTTTACTAACGCCTTTAATTCCTCTGCTTCAGTCATGGTTCTTCTCCTTATTTACGGCAGTACGGACACTTAACCAGTATGGTTAGTATCTTTGATTTACAGTGTACGCAAATGTAGTTAATCATTTCTCACTCGCCTTCTCAACTATTTTACATAAATCTAATGAAGCGTTCTTTAATTCAAATAATATTACTTTTAACTTTTCTATTTCAGCCTGTTGTTGCTTAACCATCTTACAAATTAATTTCCACTCCTCAAGCGTTGGCAAGATGTCAGGGTTCATTACAAAACAATCGTGCATTGTATGATGCGTTATTTGTTTACCACAAGTGTCACAGGGAAACCATAAATCTTCAGTTATGTATGCTCTTGATTCAGTCATTTCTTCCTCCTCCTCCTCTTCAAATTGGTCTATGCAAGGGCAACCACGCTCATAACACGCTTGGTCAAGAGTTGGGATATGCTTATACAATATCTCGGCAATCCTAGTCCTTAATACTTTACTTGCGTGGTGCATGATTACTGAATTTACTAACTCGTCTATTAGTTTTTCATTTTGTTTACGATGCGTTACTTCATCTCGTGTTACTTCTTTCATTTTTCACTCGCTTTCTTAGTTAGATTGTTTCTTGATTACTTGAATACCCATCAAAGTTTCGGTGTCCATGTTTCGTGCTATTTCTATTAGTTCTTCGGCAATCTCTAAAGCAATACCTTCACCCCAAACTCGTACAAATGTATGTGTCCTGTCCACTTGAATTTCGATGGTTGCGGTAATCATTTCTCTTGCCTCCACGTTACAAAATGCTCACGCAAGTTTTGTTCCTGTAAATACTTTTGCATTAGCGTTACCTCTTCTCGTAGCAAAACTATTAAGTCTGTTTGTGGTTCGCTCCAATGTTGTTTCAACGCTTCTATTTCAGCCTGTTGTT